CATCTTTAATTTTTTTCTCTGGTACACCGGATATATAAGCCAAAATGGTACTTTGTAATGCATCGCCTTCAATTTCTGTACTGATAAACAATACATTTTCTGCATTATTATTTGGAACCCATTGTTTCTTTTTTAAATCATAAATCTCATCAATTGCCATATCTGCTGCTTCACCCAAAGCAATCCTTGTTTTACCTAAGTTAGAAGGTGCAGAACGTAATCCTAATGACTTTAATTTTGCTCCTCTGAATATTGTGTTTTGTATATTTCCAATTAAAGAGATACCATAGTCAGGTGTTTTCTTAAACCGTTTTAATAATTCTTTTGCATTAGATGCTGCGTGGATTGTTTTTGTTTCTTGATTATTAGCGAATTGGTCAGCAATTTCAAGTAATTTCTTATCAAATATCTCTATGATATTATCAACTGTCAATTTATCAAATTCAGCAGTCATTCCCTCTGATTCTTTTGGATCAATAATGCTTTCATCATAAATCTCAGAGATATCGAATCCATTCTTTGTATACATTCTCAATAAACTAAACTTCTTTAAACGGTTATAACTGTAATCAAAGTTTCTTAGACTAGATTGATCAATAGCATTTTCAAGATATTCAAGACCATCATTATCATTAAATATTTTATATTGAACATCATAGTTACTTAAAAAACTATCAATTGCCATTAAATCAATTTCTTCAATACCTTGTTCGTAAAGGTTGTTAATTGCAGCAAAGATGATTACATAAAATGACGATTCACCATCAGAATAAAAATCATCTTTATGAAATTTATATTTTGCATCGTCCAGTAAGGAAGGTTTTTTCATTAAGTTACCAATCACCTGATATACTGCTCTTTTATCAAATAAACTCATATTCACACCTCAATATAATGAACTAATATCAATTTGTTTTATTTTCTTATTGTAGGTAAATTGAGGAGATTGAACTGTAACAACCTTCTGCTCAATATTATTTTCAGATTTTCTAATACTTTCTTCTACTTTCAGTTTAGTTATATAATGCCTTTTAGCATCTTCATATACATATGGGATAATTCCCACTCCTGAATTCTCCTGTACGGAATTTCCCAGTGTTTCATAAAAATATCTTAAAGCTAATTCCATCCCTTTGTATTTATAATTTAAGTCTTCTTTAAAATCTTTAATTTGTTTTAAAATCATTCCACTAGGGGTATCAATTCTATAAAGTTCACAGATATAATCTTTTAAATCTTTATAATCTTGACCCTCCCTTTGCCAAGTTTCAAAACATTCTGTATGATAATATCGTTTTTTATATTCATATGCATCATCTTTATTTAATTGTTTTTCACAATAAGGACATTTAACTTGTCGTGCCATATGTCACCTCATTTAGTTAAAAAGAGGAGTAAGAATACCTACTCCCCTATAAAGTTATTATTCACTTAATAATTCACGTAAGTCATCAAGAATTAATGCCATACTTTGCACTTGTGTCTTTTTACACTCTGAAACTTTTTTACCCACTCCAAGATGTTTTTCAACAACATATTGTAAGTCTTCGAGCATTTCATTTTCAACCAATTGTGAACCAACTTCATTAATCTGCTCCATTAAATCATCGTAATTCAATGCGTCAGATTTAAAACGTTCGTTCTGTTCTTCATAAGAAACTGCTTTAACACCTTCTGCTTCTTCTTGTCGCTCGATTGCAGTAGCAATTACCTTTTCTAAATTTTCTGCTGTAAACTCAGGTAAATATGTATCAATGTAGTCAAAACGTGAACGAGCAAAGAATTCATCTGTTTCAGCAAACCAAGCTGATGATTTAATAACATTCTTATCTTCATCTACTCCATTGCTAGTTAAATAAACTACAATATCAGAGTTATCAATAATTGGTTTAATTGAACGTTTATCACCTTTAGGAATTGCCTTACCTTCCTTAGTTTCTTCTTGGTGAGAGATAAATACCAATGTATATCCAGTGCCTAGTAATTTATCAATTTCAGTCCAAAATTCAGATTCATATTCTTTCCATAATCCGTAACCATTATTTCCTTCTCCAACCGATTCAACACCATGTTTTTTACAAAGGAAATCTTGGCAATATAGAGCGCTTGTATAGACTTCATCAAAAATAATTGTTTGATAAAGTTGTTTTGCTTGTTCTAATGTTTTAGGATCAGTTAGTTGTTTGTTAATTTTCTTGAAATCTCTCCAGTTGTTAATTGGTAAGAATGGAATACCACTAATTGCTCGAATACCTTTTTCAAATCCAAGATAGAAAGGTTTTTTCATTCTTGTGGCTTGTTTAGTTTTACCTAAGTTATTACTGCCATAAATTGTGATTACTTTACCTTCTAGACCTTTTGCTACAACTGAAATTTGTGGATTAAAAATATCAAATGACACTATATAATTCCTCCTTGTATTTAGAGGGGAGATAGAACTCCCCTTAATTTATTTAAATTTTATTTGTTTATTTACATTAAAATGGTAGTGCAGGTTTTTTAGGTTTATCTCCTGCTGCTTTATTTGAACCAAATCCACCTTTTTTCTCTTCTTGTTTATTCTGAGATTGTCTATTTTGTAGTTCTTGTAGATATGCTTCACGTTCAACCATTGCTTGTTGAATTGATTCAATTGTAAATACATTTACATTTTCTTCTTCATACGGATCAGTACCACCTGTGATTAGATACTCACGTACAGTTTTAGTTGTAATCTTTTTCTGTGGCCTACCGAAAGCAACTGCAACTTCTGTTTCCTTTACTTCTTTAAAGTTTACAATGTCACCATAAACTCTTGTTGTGCAGCCAACTTCGTAATTATCTGAAACGAATTCTGCTCCTTCTGCTGATACCATAAATTCAAAAGGAATTACTTTTCCACCGAATACAGGAATGATTGCATTAACCTTTACTCGACCAGTTTCATCATCATTTTTCATTTCAGGTACAACCGACTTAACAAAAACTTCAACTTCAAATTCTGCTCTTGGGTTAAAAACATCTCCAGCACCTACACGATTAACAAAATTTGTGTTTATTTGAGGGAATGTTTTTAATTGCTTATCTTGACCATAATATTCATTTACTCCAATCTTACCTTGAGTAACTCTTACTTTATCTGCTTGATCTCGACCATGTTTTGCAACTGTTAGATACTCATTAACGATTGTTTGATATCCTTTAGCAATTGCGTTATCAGATCCATCTTTCTTTTTGTAACGTGTCATTCCATGTACCGTATGTACTTCATTTTCAGCAACTTCAATATCCAATTCAATGTTTAATCCTTCTTTGCTGTTCCATTCAGAATGACGTACTTCTAATAGAGTACCTTCGATTACTACCTGATTATCTGCTTCTCTTAAAATATTTTGTTCTGCCATTTATAAATTCCTCCTAAGATATGTATTAATTTATTTTTATATTAAGCTAGTATTCCTAATTCTCTTGATAACTCAACATATTTAACTATGTCAAGCTCCCAGTTTGTATATGCATTAACACCTTTGTTATTCCAAATATGTACTACTTTGTCTCTCCTAACCACAATCTGAAGATTTCCATATTGATAAACTCGATTACCTATCTGCTTTTCAAATTCTGATCTAGGTTCGACTTCTTTAGCTAACATTACATTTCTAGTTAGCTTCTTTTCTGCTAATTCTCTTGTGATGTCATCGTTATGTCTTACAAAGCTTTTATAAGTATCATAAACTTTATCTGTCAACTTGAGTATTTTCAACTTCATCACTTCCTTTCATTCTATTATCTGGTACTATCTTAGTATATCAACTTATTTATATTTAATCAATACTTTTTATCAAATTAATTTTATTTATTTTCTTATATTAAAATTCCACCATCGGCTACTAAGCAAGATCCATGAACATATTTTGATTCGTCAGATGCTAAGAATTTATATACTTGAGCGATATCAATTGGTTCCCCTAAATGGCCTAATGGAATTTGTTCTTCCATCTTTTTAATGACTTTTTCAGGCATCTTTTCAAGTACCATTGGTGTAGCTATGAATCCCGGTGCTACTGCATTAACATTAATTCCTTTTTTCCCTACTTCTTTTGCTAAACTTCGTGTAAAACCTTCAACTGCTGCTTTAGTTGACGAGTAGTTAACTTGGCCAAATCCTCCATTAATACCAACGCAAGAAGATGTATTAATAATTTTACCATAACCAGCTTCAAGCATATGAGGAAGTACAACCTTTGTAACATTAAACATTCCTGTTAAATTAGTTGCAATTACTTCATCCCATTGCTCATATGTCATTTTTTCCACTCTTGCATCCCTTGTAATTCCTGCATTATTTATCAAAATATCGATTTTACCGAACATTTGAATTACATCCCAAATCATATTATCAACATGAACTCTATCTGCAACATTCACATGAACTGGAATTGCTTTATAATCACGTTGCCATAACTCTGAATCGTTATTTTGCATAGGTGGAACTGGATCACTATACATTTCATTAATTTCATCCGATACTCTTTTCGCAGCTTCAAAATTATAGTCGGCTACAACAACTCTACATCCATGTTCTGCAAACAATTTAGCTGCAGCTTCCCCAATTCCTGATCCTGCTCCGGTTATAATCGCAACTTTTCCTTCTAATAACATATCGAACATCTCCTCTTATTAATAATTTAATCATCGATATCTACA